ACTGAGCAAATCTTTGGTCTGCTTCTACTTGGTCTCCACCATATTCTCTTAATATCTGATAGTAAGCAGTAGCTAGTACATTTAATGCAAAGTATCTACCTTCAGGGTCAAGTCCACTTTTAATCATTTCTTCAGGGTTCATATAAAGTTCTCCACCTGGCATAACTTCTTTTTCCCACCTGTAACTACCACCAGTTAAGAATGTACCTTGTACACCACCACGTATTATCGTCATAACAAATGCTTCTTGTTTAGTTTCTTGTATAGCTAATCTAACTTTTTCGTCACTACTCATATCTAAATGACCTGCTAGTAACTTTGCTTTCATTAAATCTTTTTGTGTATTTAAATATTGACGTTGCCAAGATTCAGGCGCTCTTTTAGATAAGCCTGCAAACTTTCTAATCCACGATGGTACTAAGTAACTTGACATTGTTTCAGGTACACCAAAAGGAAATACTGTTTTATACAAAGCAGTGTTTTCTTTAAGATTAGGTAACATAGTGTCTACAGCTATTTGTATAGCAGGACCTACACCTGGAATTATTCCACCTGCAACTATATTTGCAGAAGAAGTAAATCCAACTGTCCTCATTCTTGTTGTTTCATCTGTAATAGGTTCTCCACCAAAAAACTGTCCTGTCTGAAAATAATTATTCATAACTTTATCAACAATAGGCATAACAAATACTTCTTCATTAGTTAATGGGTCAGTATATATAAAGCTATCACCACTATTATTTGGGTCAGATTCTTTTAATGAATCTACAGTTATTTGCATCTTACGTGCTTTTGTAGGATTTTCTCTTAATAGTCTTGTCCAAGTACTCACAATTTCTTTGTGTACTTCTGCGAAAGGAAACATAAGTGCAGTAGCTTCTGAGAACTGTGAACGTTTATTTAAATCGTATAGTAGTTCTTGAACATCTTGTAATGCTACTGCTTTAGCCATTTCATCAAATTGGTCTAATTGACTAGGATTTAAACCACCCATAGTCGGCACAACTTCATCTAACTCTTTAAGTATTTTTCTATCTACATTTGCAGCACGTGCATTTCTTTTAACTATTGCTAATGCTTCAGCATTTAGTGTATATGCAGATTGTGCTACACGTCTGTAATAAAATTGTTTATATGCAGGAGACCTAGATAAAAAGTTTGTAGGTTTTGACATTAATATATCAAACCAAGTATTAACTACATCATTGTAGTTAGCACCTACACCAGGCCTTTTATCTATATTCCTAGATACTTTAACAACTTTTGGCCCACTCTCTGTAAGCCTATTTAAATTATCAGTTAATAGCTTGTATTGTTTATCTGATGCTTTACTGCCTAAAGGTAGCTTAACACCAACAAACTCTCCTGCATCATTAAGACTTCCAAATCTTACTTCACCAGTTGCTATACCTTCTATCAAAGTATCAGCTTTTTCACCGTGTTCTGTTATATCGTAGTACATACGAAGAGGTAAACCGTTCTCATCTTTAGCGTTTCTGTAAACTACACCCTTAGGTATTTCAATTCTTTGTCCATCTATTTCAATATACTTTTTAAAATCACCACCTGTTTTATCTATTATTCTTGCTTGTAGTGATTCTAAAAATTCTAATGTTCTATCTTTTTCTAAGGTAATCTGTCTTTTAGCATTTATAGTTTTTGCATCAGCTTCTTCAGCCCAACTTCTGTATAGTTTTACTAAGTCATCATCTGCTGTGCCATCTACTAATGCAGATGCTAAATCATCTAGTGTTCTATATCTAGCATTGCCTTTACCTGAAATAATTTTTGCTACTTCTACAACCATATTGTCATCAGATAGTAACTGTAATTCTGTTGCCCAACCCTGTGCATATCTTTTACGAGCTTTAGTATCTCTTACAACTTTATCTCTAAGTATTGTGTCAAAATATCTATCTACACTATCTGCTTTTCTAATAAGTATTCCTCCACTACCTTTTGACATACCTTGTTTAAATAAAAGCGATTCAGCAAATGAATTACCAATAATATCTGTAGATGCTTTTCTGTTCATTACATATGCTAAATGCGATATAGGATGTGTATAGATATTTGACATATCTGCTGCAAACATTCTTAATTGTTCTTCAGATAGAACTCTTACAGTCCAAGCAATTCTTAATAATTGAAAAGGTTTCCATACCTGTGTAACAGCATTATTAGCAATTCTAACTAATACAGAGTTAATTAATTTATCTGCATTTTCATCATACTTATAAAATATTTTTGCTATGTTTTCTGTAACTGCATTCTTAGCTATGTTTCCTGCATTAAATGCTTCTTGGACCATCTTAGGGTCATCTAACAAATCAAATACATCTAAAATGTTTTCATCAAATTGTCCATCAAACTTTTGTCCTGTAATTCTTTCGTACTCATCAAGCAAAGATTTACGAGCATCTTTTCGTTTTTTTTCTATAGTTTTTCTAACATTTTTACCTCCACCTACTTTTGTATTATCAAACGTAGGGTATTTCCATTTAGCTATAAAACTAGCAAACTCATCATTAGTTTTAGCAAGTTGTCCTAATTCGTCAGTATAATTTTGAGAAGATAACAACTGTGGTAAGTCAATACGTTTTGGACCTAACTTATGTAATCCTGTCATTTGATATAAAGTATTTCTAAATTGACCTAACACTTTATAGGTTTGGTTCATATCAGGCAATGGTATATTACCTGTTAACATCTCTGACATTAATTGTGCTGTTGGTTGTGCAAACTCTGCATCTCCATCAAACGTATTTAAAATAAATTCTTGTATAGCATCTTTATCATTTTTTATAGATAAGTCTTGTAACTCATCAATATTTAATTGAGACTGTGTTAAATCTTTAATTTGTTGGCCTGCTTTAGAACTTTTGCTACCACTAAATCCTACATCTACAATGTCATCTCCAACTAGAGACACCCAGTACTTTCTTGATTCTCTTATTTCTGCAATAAACTTTTGTATACCGCCTGAAAATTCATTCATAAATCCACGTGAGGCCATCATTTTTTCTAGTTCACCAAGTAAACCTTTGTCTGCTGTATCAGCAGTACCTAATAGTATTTGATAAAATTCTTCTGTTTGTTGTAATTTAGAAGTTCTTCGGCCTTCACTATTAGCTAAATTAATTTTTTTATTTGATTCTCCAAGTTTTTCAAATAACTCTTTTTTCTTTTCAGCACTAAAAGGTAAAGAATCAATTACTTTTTCTAGTTCACGAAATCCTCTAATAGTTGAATGTGTAGTTATATACGATGGTGCTATCTCTTTAAATAACTTATACATTTTATTATCTGATGCTTTTCTTGATACAACAGCACCTACACCAAGAAAGTCACCCATATCTGAAAAGTCTATACGGCCACCATCATCTAATAGTTTATTATTTCGACCAATAACTTTACCTGCTTTACGTGATAGATGGCCTTTAAATGTAAATGAATAGGGGTCTAGTCTTTTAGTTATATTACCTGACCTAACATTAGCAGCAAATATATCACCAATAGTATCAGGAGAGTTAGCTTTTAACATAGCTTGTATACTTGCAGGGTCTAAGTCAGGCATAAGTTTTCTAAGTGTCATATGTGTAATGCCACCTTTTTGTATGTTGTCATATAGAAAGTTATATATCTGACTACCTGTTGTGTTATGCCATTCTTCAAATCTTGTTTTATTTAATGATGGTTTTAATATTTTAGATAAGCCTGAAGCATTCTTAGCTTTTTCTATTTCAAGTGTCCTACCTTTTCTAGCTCCACTTACATAAATATTTATAGCTTCTTCATAATCTTCAACTACTTTTTTAAATTCATCTGTATTTGTTTTACCTGCTTTAACAAGTTCGTCTTTAGTATTATGTAATTTTTGTATTAGTTCAGGAGCATCTCCTG